GCTAAATGTCGGCGTTGGCCTCGATTCCGGCGTGGGCTCCGGGATCCTCGAGGGTCATGTTGGCTATGACTTCGATAACGGTGCCTATGTGCAGGCAGGCCCTGCTGTGGTGTTCCCTGACGCTGGTGAGAAAGAGATCGAGTTCACCGGCAAGGCTGGCGTGAGCGGCGGTCCCCTCTACGGAGAGGTCTCATTCAGCACCGGCGATGATTTCGGCCTCGGCTTTAAGACCGGAGCCAAGTTCAGCTTCTGAGGCTAGGATTTAGAAGCACACAGGAAGGGGCCCCGTTTGCACAGCGGGGCTTTTTTTTAGCCATGCAAAAGGTCTGCAACCTGCTCGGGGTTCTTGGCTTCACGATCTCAACGACCCTCGCTGTGATCGGCGTGATGGCTTACACGCGCGTCCCGTCAATGATGAAGCTCTATCTAAGCGAGATGAAGCTAGAGCTGACGGAAACGATCCTGCAGCAGGTGCCGGTCCCCGAGATCCCTGAGATGCCGCAACTGCCGACCGAGACTGGCCCTGCGATCACGTCACCATTTTAGTTTCGGCCTGCGGCTCGACTTCCGGGGCATCCCAGTGATCGAGCCACTCGCGCAATGCCTGCCCCGTTGGTGTGGATTTAGGCCAACGCACAAATTTCAATAGCGCCTGCGGGTCGGTGAACAGCATCGCGGACTTGCCGGATCTGCAGACGTAGACGAGCGGCGGGCCTTCCCTGTGCTTAGTAGCTTCGATCCATAACTGACCAGCTACAAACCGCTCTGACTTCATGGAGATCCGTGAGATAGTCGTGCCCGAGATTAACTCGTCTGTCGATCTCCCCCAGGTAGCGATTCCGCAAGCGCCGCCGGTAACACTCGACATCGGCGTGCCGGTTATCGAGCTGCCGCACTTCAATCCGATGGAGATGGAGCCGGAGGTAGAGCCGCAACCCGTGAAGCCCGCGAAGGCTAAGCCTGCCGACCCTCCTGCCGCTCAACCGCCGCCGGTCAAGCTCCCCATAAAAGAACCACCAGCAGCAACAGCACCAGCGTCAAAAGAGCAACCACCTGCCGAGCCGAAGCCTCTTACTGAGCGCATTATCGAAGCGATTCCGACGATCCCGCAAGCGGTAAATACTGCAGGTACGTCAGCAATCGCAGTCTCAGCAGCCCTGGCAACCCCTCTGCTGCTCAAGGCAATCCGGCCGACGATTAAGAAGTTGGCAAAGAAACTTCAACAGGCAATCGGTAAAAAAGTCAAAGTTGAAAGTGTCAGCGAGCGTCGGAAGTTCCAGAGGTCTTTACGGAAATAGAATGGGTATGGGGGACAGGGTGGTGTGTCCGCACATCGCGGCACACCTTTTCATAGGGGCTGCCCTTAGCGAAGCGAATGCCCTTCATCATTAGTTCCCCGCAGTGCTTAAGCCTCGAGATCTCGAAGTCCAGGCGCTTGTTAGCGAGCAACTGTTGTTGTAAAGCAAGCTGCGTATCTACAGCCTCCTTGCATCGCCTCTGTAGGCCCTGATCGAGCGGAATAGTGGCCTGGATCGATAGGCCGAGATTCCAGTTGTGATTGTCTTTTTGTCCTGTGCGGGTGTCTTTGAAGAACAAGACATCTCCGGGATTATCTAGGCGGCCATCGTCGTCTAAATCGCTGAGATCGTAAACCGGGTCGGGGTAGCTGTATTCATACGGCAGGCCCCAGGATTTCGTTCGGTTGAGATACGGCGTAACCGTCAGGGTCGGCCCCTGACACTGAATGTTGCCGCCGTAGGTGTTTGTGATTGCGCTCCCTTGAAGGATCTGTACCGCCTGATTGCTCACCGATCCTGATGACGTAGCTGTAGGGCTAGCGGTAGCGGAGATGCCGCCGACATCCTGTGCGTTGACCGGAGCGGTCGCGATTATTCCGAGAAGGAGGAGACCGTATCGGTGACGCTTGTTATTTCTGTGGTCCGTTGGATGGTGGTGATGTTGCTGAGGCCCGGCCCCTTCAGGCTTTCGACGAATTGAAACGCTTCGCCCGGCTTGACGATTGACCAGTTTGGTCGTTCTCCTAAGGAGGTCCATCCGTTGACCGTTGTGTTGGAGACGGGGTTAATAGGTCCGTCGGGAGTGATGTTTACTCCGCTTGCACTGTATTCAAACCCGGTAGAAAAATTCTCGCTGACGATTGTCTCAGTGACTTTACTCGTTGTCTCCGTGTGGCTCGACATCGTGCCCTGCGTGAAATTAGGAATCACAGGAACAGCGTGAGCCGCTGAAGCGGATAACAACAGCAGCGCTAACCAACGCATCAATCGATGGTGATCTCAGTCACCAACTGACCGATAGCCAAGGTATTGGCTCCACCGCCAACGATTGTCATGCCTCCGTCAGATGAAATAGTGCCTGCTAGATCACCTGCCGTTCCTGAAGCTGTAGATGTCAGGCTGCCGAAGTTACCAACAGCGCCTGTAGTGACGGCTGATGAAGGCACAGCATCGGCTTGGCGGTAAGTCTGGCTGAAGGAGAACGCATCGCCTGGAACGTCTTGCGTTGCAGCGATAGTGCCAGGGGAGTAAACGCCACTGGTGATTGTGCCAGCAGAGACGGTGTTAGCCGTAGTGCCATCAGTGGTATCGATATTCGTCCCAGAAATGCTGAACGAAGAACCGAGCCGTTCTGCGGTTGTTACAGCCCCGCCAACTTGAAGCTGAACCGACGACATGATTTTGTGCTGAAGATCAGCATGAGCTGGCAACGCAGCCGTCAAAGTGATCCCCAATACCAAAAGTGTCCGGGTCATTTGATGCCAGCTTTGGTTTCTTTGTTATCAACGATAGTCGGCTTCTTGTTTCCTCCGCCATTGGACTTGCGTTCGATGCCAAATGACGCCATCGCGCCAGTGAGCAGCGAAGCAACAAAGGTGTTGTCCATCTTCATCTGAGGGAACAAACCTAGATAAGAGACGGTAAGCAGAGTAGCGCTCCAAAGCAAGACAGCACATTTAACGAGGTCAGCAACGCCAACGCCTTCTTTTTCGTGCTGCTCTTCCGGGTTGTTTGCCATGACGCAACAGAGCTACCGTTACAGCGTAACTAGGTCAATCCGATGCTTCTAGTTCTTAAGCCTCTGGTCATGACGATGTGGCGCTCTAGGGCGTTTAAGGAGCTGATCGTAGCGATGTTGGAAAAGATCGTTACTCGCACCGACAACGATTTGGATGATCTAGCTGTGAAGCACCTAAAAGATTTGCTTCTCCCTGATACTCGTGTTGAGAAGTGAGGATTTCCGCGTTCTCCGCAACTGGCTGGTTCATTGCAGGCGGCGCGGTCACGCTATTGCTCTGCACTTCGACAATCGTTTTCATCGCCGGATACAGCGCTGGCACAGCGGGTTGCGATCAAGCAAGATCAGATCAAATTTGACGGTTTTGGCAGTGCCTTTAGCCCTCCTGCCGTTTTTTCAATTCTTCCGGGGTACGCCGCATCAGCTTGCTGCCGTTAAGCAGCTCGAGGATTCGCTACCGCAGGAGCTGCTAGACGAAGATGCCGCCTGGTTTGACGCTTGGCGGGCTAGCGGGATGCAGCAGCAGGTCTTCGGCGTCCCTTACTTCCGACAACTTGAGAGCTCGAGCGGCTACGGCGAGCGGGAGTGCTTTAGTGCGGCGGCGGCGATGGTCGCTGCGTTCTACGACCGATCAAGCAGCCTTGATCTCTACAACGCTATGCGCGCGAAGATCGGGGAGACGACCTCAGTCGAGGTTCAGCTCGAAACCCTTCGGTTGCTCGGCCTCGAGGCGAGATTCTCGCGCAACGTGACTTCAGACGAGATCGAGGAGGAGATCACGGCAGGACGTCCCGTGCTCGTCGGCTGGCTGCATCAGGGCAACATGCTGCGAGGGGAGCCTCCGATGTGCGGCAGCACCACTTGCGGGCATTGGTCAGTGATCGTCGGGATGGACCCCGACTATTGGTATATGCACGACCCGCTCGGTATGCCTCGGGTAGAAGAGGGCGGGCACGATCGGTCGATCGCAGGTGATCGAGTCGCGGTCTCTCGCCCGGCCTTTTATCAACGCTGGTCTGTCGACGGCCCCGCTACGGGCTGGGCGGTGTTTGTACGGGATGAATAGTCTGGGGTTTGTTTTGGCCTGTGGGAGTTCTCTGCGACTGGGAGATTAAAGCCCGCTGCAAAGGCGGCATGGTTGAGAACTTCGACCCGGAACTGATCAACCCCGCGAGCCTCGATCTGCGGCTCGGCGGCTGGATCATGATCGAGAGCATCTACAGCCCCGAGCTGATCCGCGTCGATATATCCGAGACGACGGAAGACAACCCCTTCATGATTCAACCCGGCGACTTTCTACTCGCCGAAACCATGGAGATTTTCAACCTGCCCGAGGATGTCAGCGCGCAGTTCGTGTTGAAGTCATCGAGAGCTCGTGCAGGGTTCAATCACATGCTTGCTGGCTGGTGTGATCCCGGTTGGCACGGTTCGACTCTTACGCTCGAACTCAAAAACGAGCGGCAACATCACCCCCTGCCGATCTTTCCGGGAATGAAAATCGGGCAGATGGTTTTTCACTCGATGTCGAATGTTCCGTTCGTGAGCTACGCAAAAACAGGGCACTACAACAATCACCTGACGGTGATGCCGAGTGTGGCGTGATGAACATCTCTGCGCTATAGCGGGTTCAATCCGTCGCGAGCTCGAGATGGAATGGATGGTGATTGAGAAAAGCCTCGAGGAGGAGTTACACCTCGAGGCAACCGTCCGTGAGATTCGAGCCTGCGAAGATCTCGAGAAGGTGCGGGGCTTGTGCGTCGCCTTGACCCGTCAAGCGTGGCATCAGACCAAGCTCCTGAAGCAGGCTGTCGGTCACATCGCTGAGCTCGACTCCGGCGGGATGTCGGCGTCATAGAGGATTTTCGCGTAGCTGTAGGCCCACTCAGCCTGCCAGTCCTGCGTGTAGGTCCGGACCATCCCGGCAACCTCTACCTTCCAGACCCAGGTGTCGCCCTCGAGGACGCGCTGCATCGTCGGTTTGCCCATAAAAAAAAGCGCGGCCCCCCTACTAAAGCCGCGCCTGTTTAGTTTGGCCTCGAATCAGAAGGGAACGTCGTCAGCCTTAGGCTTTGCGTCAGAAAGAGCCATCAGCAGGTATTCGTTGCCCGCCGCGCTCGTCTTAGGCATCAGGCGTCCGCGCAGCTTCACGCAGTCCTCGCCCTTCTGGTTCTGACACCGCTCGGCGTTTTTAGCCCAGGTCACAAGCGAGGCAAGCTCAGAGAGGGGAATCTCGAGCATCGACCAGTAGGCCCCGGGCTTATCCCGGTCTGCGTTGAAGTTGCCCCACAGGGTGAAGGCGTCTTTTGGATAGTCACTCATTTGCCTTTGAAGAATCGAGAGATGATGATGCGAATCGCCTCGGAGGCGTTGTAGTCGCGGCTCTTCATGAAGTGCCGCAGGTGTTCGGCTACCTCAGGAGGCAACCGAACTTGAAAGAGATTTTCATTGCCAATGGGTTTTTTCTCGGTCACGGAACGACGGGGAAGTTGTTTTGAATCCAGATGAGATGTCGGATCTCCTGAATGGCGGTAAAGACCTTAGGTGTCTTGACGTCGAACTCCTTCCTGAACTTTTCGAGAAACTCGTTTTTGATCTTCGGCGGTAGATCGCCGATGTTTTTCTTTAGTAGCTCTCTCTCTGCGGGTTTCATCGGCCGAAAGTCAGCAGGAAGTTCCTGCACCGAAGGTGCGGTTGCAGGATTCGCCTTCACCTGTTCTTGTTCCTGCTCCTCTTCCCGGTAAGGATCCTCGATCTTCTCTCGAGCCCACAGTTGCCAGGCAAGACCAAACGTTGCAGCCGCCGCAGTACAGAGGCAGCGACGGTGAGTGTCGGTGAAATCACGGGCAGAGACTTTCGCGAAAGCGATCGGGGCGTTTTTGTGATCCATGACCGACTGCGGGAAGTCGGGGGTGCGCTCGCCGTTCGGTCCGGTGAAGTAGCCGACGACGTAGGCCGTGCCGTTCGGAGCTTCCCACACATGGGAACCCGAGGGCGAGGGCTGAACGTTGAACTGCCAACCGGGGGCGTTCTCGTGCATCAGGTGCGCGACGCGGCACCAGTTGACGTAATCGGCCTTGTAGCTGCCGGTGCCTTTTCGACTGACGTCATCGGTCCTAATAACGTCGCCGAGATTAGGAATCGAGAGCGGTGACGGTGATCGTTGTTCCGACGGGTTCGTCGTGTCGGGCATAACGCTTGAGGGAATGGATAGAGACAATGAGTGAGTCATCACGCAGGACAGTTCGGGTTACTGAGAGAGCATCACCTACAGCACGAACGAGCTTGTCATTGTCGGGTGGGACGATGTGATGAATAGGTGCTGAGGGGACAGTCTCATGAGTTCGTCCCTTT